AGAGTCTGAAGATTCTAATGAAGAAGATAATGATGGTATAGCACCAGAGTAAAAAATCTTAAAATTATAAATAATACTATAATGAAAACATTTAATGAAATAAGAGAATCACAGAAGACAGTTGTTAATAAAAGATTAATGGGTGTACCTGTGAAAATATCTTCTATGAAATCAAAAGGTAAAACATCTTTTAGCTTATATATTGATGGCGACAAATTAGATGACTATAAGTCAGAAAAAGAAGCAATGATGACAGCTAAAGAATTTGTGAAACAGTATAGGAAAAGCAAATGACATTTCAAATTCATCCTCTAGCGGCAAAGGTAAATAATATAAACGGTACTAGTAATGCGTCAAATGTTGGCAGAGCAAAAGTTCTTTATATAATGGGAACTGCTGCTGATACTATTACTAATAAAACTACAGGAGCTTCTTTTCAGATTGCTGCAGGTCAAGCTATAATACTGTTTAAACAAGATACTGATGAAGTTTTTAGTGGTGTAACAACTACACACTTTACTAAAATAAATTATCCGAGAGGTTAATATGAAATTAATATCAGAACATATTGAACATGGTTTAGAACTAATTGTTGAAGAAGATAAAAAAGGCAAAAAGACTTATATGATTGAAGGCATATTTGCTCAAGCCGAAAAAAAGAATAGAAACGGTAGAATATATCCAAAGCCAATTATGGAAAAAGCCGTTGGAAAATATAATAAAGAATTCGTAAGCAATGGTAGAGCTGTAGGTGAGTTAAATCATCCTAGTGGTCCTACTATTAACTTAGACAAGGTTTCACATCTAGTTACTGAAATGAAATTTGAAGGTAATGATGTTGTGGGAAAAGCAAAAATTTTAGATACTCCAAATGGTACTATTGCAAAGCAATTACTAGATGGAGGTGTAAAATTAGGTGTTTCAACTCGTGGTATGGGAAGCTTAATGAATCAAAATAACGTTGCAGTCGTTAAAGACGACTACATTCTAAATGCGGTTGATATCGTACAAGATCCATCTGCTCCAGGAGCATTTGTTAATGGGATCATGGAAGGAGTAGAATGGATATGGAACAACGGAATTATTGAACAGAAAGCAATTGAACAAATGGAGACAGAAATTAAAAATGCTCCACGATCCGATCGCTATGCGACAGAAGTTCGTGAGTTTAAGAATTTCCTCTCGTTACTAAAACAATAAACATTTAGCAAAGGGAGTCATAATTATGACTGATAAAGATAATATCGAAATCGACTCTCCAGAGGAAGAAATTCAAGAAGCCTCAGTAGAAGAAGCTGTCGATCCTAAAGACGCAGAAGCCGCTTCTGTAGCGTCTGTTGATAAAGCAGGTGATGCAGGAACCCAAGCTTCAGCAAGGAAAATGGCTGGTGGAACAGCCGCAGATAATACTACTAAAGACCCTGCGCCAAAAACTAAAGCTGGTATGATAAATGCAATGTTCACTAAAATGAACAAAATGTCTAAAAACGAAATGATGAAGATGTATGCAAGTTATCATAAGCAAATGGAATCAACTGAAGTTGATGAAGATACAAATGAAGTAAGAGAAGTAGCAGAAACTAATGTAGATTTCTCTAATGATCTTAACGCACTTGTAGAATCAGAAGCAACTCTTTCAGCTGAATTCAAATCAAAAGCCGGTGTAATTTTTGAAGCAGCTCTTAAGACAAAATTATCTGAAGAGATCGATCGGATTGAAGATCAATATAAAAACGAACTTAACGAAGAAGTTACAGCTACTAAAGCTGAACTCGTTGAGAAAGTTGATAACTACTTAAATTACGTAGTAGAAAATTGGATGGCAGAAAATAAACTTGCAGTCCATAATGGTCTACGTACAGAAATCGCAGAGAATTTTATGAATAGCTTAAAAGATCTATTCACAGAATCTTATATTACGGTTCCTGAAAATAAGGTAGATTTAGTTGATGATCTTTCTGATCAAGTTGCAGAATTAGAAGAGCAACTTAACAAACAAACCGAACAATCAATGAATCAGTCAGCTGAGTTAGAAAACCTTAAGCGTGACTCTGTAATAAGAGAAGCATCAAAAGGTCTAGCTGAAACTCAAGTTGAAAAACTTGCTAAGTTAGCTGAAAATGTTGATTTTGAGGACGAAGAGTCATTTATTAATAAAGTAAATACTCTTAAAGAAAATTATTTTAAAACTAAAACTGAATCAGTTTCAGAAGAGCAAGTTGATGAATCAGAAGATACACCAGTAACTTCTGCCGGATCAATGAGTTCATATGTTGAAGCTATCAGAAAAACCGATAAAAATTAAGGGAGCCAAAAGATGCACAATCAAGTATCTTATGATAAGTTGATCGAAAAATGGTCCCCAGTTCTTAATGAAGAGTCTGCGGGTAAAATTGAAGATCATCACAGAAAAGCAGTCACAGCTGCTATTCTTGAAAACCAAGAAATTGCCTTAAGAGAAGAGGCTGGCCAGATGCAGTTCATGTCAGAAGCTGCACCTGCAAATAATATATCTTCTACTTCAAACTGGAATCCAGTATTAATCGCACTAGTCAGACGTGCAATGCCAAATCTAATGGCATACGACATCTGTGGTGTACAACCAATGTCAGGACCAACTGGTCTAATCTTCGCAATGAAGTCTAGACTACAAGGTGGTTCAACTTCAAACCGTGAAGCTCTATTCAACGAAGCTGAAACAAGATTCTCAGGTGATTCCGCAGGAACACATGATTCAGATAACGTTTCAGGTCTTGATCAAGCAACTGACGGCGACGGCGATGCAACAATCGATGACTCAGACCTTACAAATTTATTTGCAGGTGGTATGTCAACAGCCAGTGCTGAAGCATTAGGTTCTTCAGGTGGATCCACATTTAATGAAATGGGATTTACAATCGAAAAAGCTACAGTGACAGCGAAGTCAAGAGCTCTTAAAGCTGAATACAGCTTAGAGTTAGCACAGGATCTTAAAGCCATTCATGGTTTAGATGCTGAGTCTGAGTTAGCAAATATTCTTTCAACAGAAATCATGGCTGAAATCAACCGTGAAGTTGTTAGAACAATTAACTCACAAGCTAAACTCGGTGCTTTAACTGCTAACACTGCAGTAAATGGTATCTTTAATCTAAAAACAGACGCAGATGGCAGATGGTCAGCTGAGAAGTTTAAAGGGTTAATGATTCAAATCGATCGTGAAGCTAACGTTATTGCAAAGCAAACACGTAGAGGTAAAGGTAACTTTATCGTATGTTCCTCAGATGTAGCTTCTGCTTTATCTGCAACAGGAATGTTAGACTACTCAATGGCTGGAACAAATCTTAGCGTTGATGATACAGGCAATACATTTGCAGGTACTTTAAATGGTAAAATGAAAGTATACATTGATCCATATTCAACAGGAGATTATGTAGTCGTTGGTTATAAAGGAACTAACCCATATGATGCTGGTGTTTTCTACTGCCCATATGTCCCACTAACAATGGTCAGAGCAGTTGCTGAAGATACATTCCAACCAAAAATTGGTTTCAAAACCAGATATGGAATGGTATCAAACCCATTTGTAGGAACTAATCCTGCTAACGGTTTAGCAACACCAAGAACTAATCAGTACTATAGAATATTCAAAGTCGACAAAATCCTCGACGTATAATATTCACAATTAACAATAAACGTTAATTTAAACTTGGGGATAGTGTAAAAGCTATCCCCTATTTTTTGTATAAATAAAATCATGGCAGCTAAATCTACACTTACCACTAATTTTAATTATCTTCAACCTACTGGTTATAAAGTTGTTATCGATAGAAAATATTATTCTAATTTAGAATTCTTTTGTCAATCGTTTCAGCATCCAGGTATGACAATGGGTTCTGTTGAAATCCCATTTAAAAGAATTGGGAGTGTTCCTTTACCTGGAGATAAACTTACATTTAGTGAAGTCATTTTAACAATATTAGTAGATGAAGATATGAAATCATATACTGAGTTGTATGGTTGGATGGAAGACTTAGTTGAAAAAAACTATACTTCTGCTATAACATCTAACAGAAGCGATACGTTAAGTCCTTCTCAGGCAGATATCACAGTAGGAATACTTAATAATAAAAACATACTAACAAAATCAATTATATATAAAGATTGTGTACCAACTCAGTTAGGAGACTTAAACTTCCAAACTATAGCTGGTGGAGAATCATTTCTAACATTTCCAGCTTCATTTAGATTTACTTACTTTGAAATAAAATAAAGGAATATTATGATACAATTGAATGATATTTTAGAGCAGTGGAAAACTGACTCTTTAATAAATATGCCGCTTGATGAATCTTCTAAACAAACTCCAAAACTGCATTCTAAATATTTAGAACTTTTAAGCTTATCTAAATTTCAGTTGAAAAAATCTGAATTAGAGCAAAAGACTTTACTTAAAGATAAATGGTTATATTATAATGGAAAATTGTCTGAAGAAGAGATTAAAGAAAAAAATTGGAATCCTGATCCATTTAATGGACTAAAAATTTTAAAAGGCGAAATGGATTATTACTATGACGCAGATCCTGAAATACAAAAATCTGAAGAAAAAATAGAATATTATAAAAACACTGTTTCTGTATTAACTGAAATAGTTGATACTATAAAATGGCGTCATCAAACTATAAGCAATATGATAAAATGGAAAGTTTTTGAGAGTGGTGGATAAATTAGTAATCACTAAACAAAATGAAAGTGTATTACATATTAAATGCGATCCTAGTATATCAGAAGAGCTAAAAGAATTTTTCTCTTTCTTTGTTCCTGGTCATAAATTTATGCCGGCTTTTAGAAGACGCATATGGGATGGTAAAATAAAACTTTTTAACACAATATCTGGAGAATTACCCGTTGGATTATATCCTTATTTACGATCTTTTTGTTCGAAAAGAAATTATAGTATGGAGCATGTATCTTCTGTTTACGGTTCTCCGTCTGAAGAAAATCCTATAAATTTAAAATATCTAATGGAGTTTATAAAGTCTTTAAAACTTCCATATGAAATTAGAGATTATCAATTTGATGCTTTTGTTGAAGGCATTAGACGTATGAGAGCTATTCTTGTATCTCCAACTGGTTCAGGTAAATCTTTAATAATATATTGTCTTATGAGATGGTACATAGACAATTATGATCAGAAAGTATTAATCATAGTTCCAACAACTTCTTTAGTAGAACAATTAAACAATGATTTTAAAACTTATGGATATGATAATAATCATTTAATATATTCTGGAAAAGATAAAAATACAGATAAAAAAGTTATGATAAGTACTTGGCAATCTATACATCGTTTACCTGTTGATTGGTTTGATCAATTTGGATTAGTCTTTGGTGATGAATGTCATGGATTTAAAGCTAAGTCATTAACATCTATCATGCATAAATCTAGACAAGCTAAATATAGATTTGGTACTACAGGAACTTTAGATGGAAGTCAAACTCATGAACTAGTTTTACAAGGTTTATTTGGAAAAATATTTAAAGTTACAACTACTCGTAAGTTACAAGATTCTGATACTCTTGCTCAACTTAATATATCAATGATAATGCTACAATATACTTCAACAGATAAATTAGATTTTGGTAAGAAAACTTATCAAGAAGAGATAGATTACATAATAAATAATACTAGAAGAAATACTTTTATAAAAAACTTAGCTTTAGATCAAAATGGTAATACTTTAGTTTTATTCCAATTTGTTGAAAAGCATGGTAAAGTTCTTTATG